TTAATTGCTAACGTTAATGGGCGACATTAGGCTAGTAGTTAAATCAATAGTTTGGCCATTAGAGATTTTTTTAAGTTAAGTTTACCATCCATATTCAATCCAAAACCAAAGAAACAGAACCCCTTTAAAACATACGGTGCTACAGGGACGCAATTCTTTTCGGGTTTTATATCTAACGAGGAATACCTAGACGAACTAACCGGCGTTAATGCAATTGGTGTCTATGACAAGATGCGTCGTAATGATGCTCAGATTCGTGGTACACTATACGCCGTTATGCTACCAATACGCCAGGCCAAATGGTATATTGAGCCAGCCAGTGAAAAACCCGAAGATATAGAGATCGCACAACGTATCCAAGATAACTTATTTAATGAGATGTCTATTACATGGGATGACTTTCTACGGCAATCACTTAATTATCTAACATTCGGTTATTCAGTATTTGAGAAAGTGTTTAAGCTATATGACGATGGTAAGATCATGCTTAGAAAGCTAGCGCCACGACAACAGGCTACTATATACCGTTGGTATAATGATAAAGATGATAACTTTGCCGGTATCCAACAGTATGTACAACGTGGAGACTCAGGCGACTATGATTACATTGATATATGGCGTGAAAAGTTAGTTGTATTCACGAATGACCAGGAAGGCAATAACTACGAAGGTATAAGCGTACTAAGGTCAGCGTATAAGCATTGGTATATCAAAGACAAGCTATACAAGATTGACGCTATAGGCCACGACAGATGGGCGTCTGGTATCCCTGTTATGACAGAGCCAGAAAATGTTAATGATGGTGATAGAGCTAGGGTAGCAACCATATTAAAGAATCTACATTCCAGGGAAAAGAGTTATATACATAACCCTCACGGATGGGAGTTCGATATAAAAGAAAAAAGTGGATCTAATGACAGTATTATTAAATCTATCCAGCACCATAACGAAGAAATAAGTAAAAACATTTTAGCACAATTTATAAACCTTGGTACAACCTCCAGCGGATCACGTAGCCTAGGGGAATCATTCGAAGAGCTATTTATGCAGTCTTTAAATGCAATCGGGGCGTATATAACCGATAAAATGAATAGATTTGTTATTAAACAATTAGTTGATATGAATTGGAAAGTAAAAGACTACCCAAAATTAAAGCACAACAGGATTGTACTTAACACAGGCCGTTGGCTAGAGAGTATGAGTAAGATAGGATTATCGCAGGCAATTACTAGAGATAATGCAATAGAGCAGGTCATGCGCGAGGCTCTAGGACTTCCAAAGTTAAGTGAAGAAACTATAAAAGAGCGTCAAGAGATAACAGACCATGCCAAAAAGGATCTATTGCCGGATGATGAGAAAGAAGTTAAGCCTAAAAAAGATAATAAGGTGACACCCGATAAAGCACAACCAGATGACAAAGGAAAGGCCGCTATACTATCACCGGACTCTATACAACTTAACGACCGAGAGAGAATGCGCGAATTATCCGATATTGAGAAACAAATATGTAACTTTGACGAAGTAGAGGCGGCACTAAACACCGGATCCGATAAATACATTAAACAGATATTAAAAATTAAGAAACAACAAGCGGAATATTTATCCAAAGCCCTACTTACGCAAACAGCCGATGAAATACAAATGCCATTTATTGAGAAATTAGCGGATAGGCTATATAAGGAACAACAAAGGCAAATGCAGAAAGGCAAGCGCCATTTGCGTGAAGAGTTTGCCAGACAAAAAGAGATTGGTAAGATTAAGGAGCTTAAGGATCCTGAGTTATTAGAGGACGATGACTTCCAAGACCAAGATAATGTTGATGATTTCCTTAAAGATAAAGCTAAAGCAGATGCGGAGGTTATCAGTAATAGTACATTAGGTACAGGGCTATTTTTCCTTTACAATATACCCGCTGACGAAGAGAATAAATCAGAATTCTTATTTGATTCAATTATGGGTAGTGGTAATACAACCCTAGCCGGTATTGCAGCCGCGAGTAGTAACAAGGCTTATGGACTAGGACGAGAAGTACAGGCCGGTGTATATGGTGAACAGATTAATTATGCTGTATATAGCGCTGTATTAGACGGTAACACTTGTGAGAATTGTCTGCCTAAAGATGGTGTAAAACATGCCGCCGACGATCCTAATTTCCAAGCACCTAATCCATCATGTCAAGGTGGGAGTCGGTGTCGATGTATCAATATATACGCAACCGATGATTTAGAAATAACACAAGAGCTCAGGTCCCCGGCCGATTGGAAGAGGGAAAAAACATTAATTAATTCGGGTAAAATAAGCACAAAAGATGTGCTAAAAAAGCGGAGGGAGTTTAAATGAGTACAGGAAAAGCAATAATTAATGGTGAGCAATGTAATTTTACGCAAACCAACGGGAATGTAGATGTCCAGTTAGGTGACCAACACACCCCCCCTATTGATTCATTATTTGCAAAAGAGGTTAGTTCATTTAGTTTAACCGCATCTACGTCGGTAAGTCTTAAAACTACTTTATCATATCAATTAACAGCCGCAGCCGGCCACAATATAACATCAACTAGCGAAGTCCTATTATTAGACACCGCAGCCAATAGATCATTTTTCGCGGGAGTTGTCACCGCAACAACAAGTACTATCACAGTTGACAGGCCGATAGATCATTCATTCCCTGTTGCGTCTTTAGGTCGTAGAGTAAGCACAAATATGGCTGTTGTGGGCACTACAACGCCTCAAATATATACAGTTCGCGCAGGTCGTGTTCCTGTAGATATAACACGTATTATAATTGCCATAACAGACTCTACAGCAATGGACGACGGAAAATTTGGTGGTATAGCTGCCTTACCGAAAGGGATAGTATTTAGGATATTAAACTCATACCAAAAGACAATTTTTTGCTTTAAGACAAATGGTGAGATTAAGCAAATGGCATTTGATGGGAATTATCAAACGGGAGTATCGGGGCCATTAGGTACAGAATCATTTATTTCAAGAATAACATTCGCGGGTACAGAAAAACACGGTGTTGTATTGAGGGTAGCTGATGACGATGTTTTACAAATTATAGTACAAGACGATTTAAGCGCATTAGGTAGCTTGAAGGTGTCAGCACAAGGACACGAAACAGAGGGAGTAACATAATGAATATTATCAACCAATGGCATGAAGGCCTTACATTAGCCGACAACAACGCTGAACCTAAAAAGGATATTATGCTTTTTCCATTTGGAGAGTTTGAGCATCCTAGTTATGGAAAGCTAAAGTTCGACAACGACTTTTTTAATGAGATAATCGACAACTATCAGAATAATGTATTACATGTGAAGCCATTTATGGATAAGCAACATGACGAAGATCAAGCGTTGGCATGGTTTGACGAATCACCATATATTAGGCCAGGCATGGGACTATTCATAAAACCCGATTATACTAAACTCGGTAAAATGGTTCTACAAAATAAAACTTATAGATATTTTTCTCCTTCATGGGGTAAATACAAAGATCCCCAGAGTGGGAGTGAGTTTAAAAATGTATTAATGGGAGGCGCGGCCACTAACATCCCATTTCTAAAGACCATGCCTGCCATCATTGATGAAATATCAGTTTTAAACGCAAAACCGATACATATAAAACTAAACGATTTAACAGCTAAAGATAGCAGCCAGATTGGAGGGGTTAAACCCGACGAAGGTCAAGAGCCGCGGAAATCAGAGGTAGTTAATAAAAACCTATCAAATCAAAAAGGAGCAAGCATGATTGATAAATTAAAAGAGAAATTCGGCCTATCCGCGGACGCAACCGAAGAGACTATTTTTTCAAAGATTGATGAAATGGTTAAATCAAATGCAGACTTCGCGACTAAGTTCGAAGAACTGGAAAAGAAAGTAGATGGTGAAAAAACACTATCCGACGAACTCAATAATACTAAAAAGAAATTGAGCGATGTTGAAACAAAATTGACATTAAAAGATCGTGACGATGCTATTGAAAAAGCATTAAGCGAAGGTAAATTACTACCAGCAGATCGTGAGTATTGGGAGAAAAGATTTTTATCTGATCCTGATAACGTGAAGAATGATCTTGAAAAAATGCCTAAAGCCGTTGATTTTTCCGAAACTGGGAAAGGTGGTGAAGGTGAAAACAAACAACTAAGTGACGATCCAGGGCAACAAATCGTTGACTCAGCAAATAAAATGTTAAGTGAAAAGAAAGCCGATACGTTTGAAATTGCTGTGCAAATGGTATTAAATGAAAACCCAAAACTTGGCGCAGCTTATCAGCTAGCATACTAAAGGAGTATAGAAATGAGTAAAGCATATGAAATGCATTTAGATACCATGACAATGAAAAACGAGGCTACAACTACTATCCCCGCTTATACATTTGTCAGGTTATGCACAACTAACAATTCAGTAGACATTATAACAACCCGTGGAACCGTTCCTTCAATTGGAATTACCCAGGTAGCAATTAACCCATCAGATACGGGCAAAGTTGGCACCGACGGTTTTTCTAGATTAAAAATGGGATCAACCGCATTTAGTACCATGTATGTGACCACGCCTATGCAGATAGGCGCTAATGCCTCTGGTAATGGTGTAGTATTAACAACTACAGGCTCTGTTTTCTTTGGTGGCCGTGGTTTAGCAACTTACGCAGCTTCAGACATAGCGACTGTTAAAATTGCACATGGCATCGTCCATATCTTATAAGGAGTAATATAATGGGATTAAATAAACACAACGTACACCCCGTCAATCCGTTATTGACACAATTCGCTATTCAATATAGCCAAGAACAAGAAGGCTTTATAGCCGGAAAAGTATTTCCAGAACTACCCGCACCAAGCGGAGAATCTGGAACATACTACACCTTTACATCAAGTAAAGACTTTTTTACATTACCAGATAAAACAGTTCGCGCACCTGGCACTGCTTATGGTCGTGGTAATTTAGGCGTCGGAACAGCTACATACCAAACTGTCCAAGATGGTTGGGAAATTCCTGTTGACGATAGAGTGCAAGCTAATGCATTGCCTCCTTTTGATCCAAAACGAACCGCCGCCGAAAGTGCAGCACAGGTCGTAATGCTAAGAAGGGAAAAAACTATTATCGATGCTATCACTAACGCAACCACATTTGCAAGTTATACAACTGCCCTTGGTGTTAATGATCGTTATGATAATGACAACTCTGAGCCTGTAAAACTTATGGATACTTGGAAAGAAGTTATCCGTGGTAATATTGGTCGTAACCCAAATACCTACGTAATGGCCTATGATGCATGGTTAAAATTGAAAGAACATCCTTCAATTCAAGCCCGCATTAAGACTACTGTTGACACTGTTGTAACTCTTGACCTAGTAGCAAAACTATTCGGCCTTGATAGAATCCTTTTATCATTTGCTAAATATAACAGCTCAGAAGAAGGACAAACAGTATCTCTTGCTGACATGATGAGTAAAAAAGCCTTTCTTGGTTACATTAACCCATCACCTGGCATTATGAGGCCGTCAGTAGGGTATACTCTACAGGTTAACGGCATCCAAGCCAAATCTTATTACGAAGAGAAAATTGACTCTACAGTAGCCCGCGTTTCTGTGAACGAAGTGCCTAAAATTGTAGCGCCCGATTGTGGTTATTTAATCACTACTCTAATTTCTTAAGGAGTTAGAATATGATTAATCAAAACACAAGAGACTATCGAACCAAACGTATAACATTACTTTCCGCAGTTACTACGACCATTAAAATAACAACCTCTGTTTTCGGCGCCGCCGTTTCAGTTGGTGACTATTACGAAATGGCCGCAGTTGCTAAGGTAACAGCCGCTGCGAGTTCCGGTGTGGGGATTGCATTGCAAGTTTCCCCTGACGGCGGAACAACATGGGGAACTGGCATTACTATTGATGCCGATATGACCACCACAGCAAATAATACTTATGCAAGTGTTACCAATTTTGGCGACACCGTCAGAGTAATGGGAGTACCAAGTACGACCTCAACTATTTGCTCATACAGCGTAAGCGCTGTAATGAAAAGATAATTTTTTACTAGGGAGGGGGGAAACCTCTTCCCTATATTTAAGGAGAAAGAAATGTCAGATAATAGATCAATAAAAACCGAACGCGTAACACTATACGAAAACAGTGCGGCCGCTACTCATTTAAGTACATCAATTACAGGTGATGCTATAGATGTAACCGGATATATGACGGGCGTATTTGTAACAAATGTTATTATTAATAGCACTGTGACTCCATCCGTATATCTTGACACTAGAGTAGATACTACAAATTGGGTTCAATATGCAACTTTACATCCGGATATGACAACTACAGCAAACCTTAACTTGGTTAATGTCAGCAATTTTGCTAATGCTGTAAGAGTAAGAGTTAACCCGATAACAACAACTTCCTATATGAAGTTTAGTGTCAAGGCCGAAGTATTCGCGAAATGATTAATAATAAACTACTATCAGAGATAAATGAGAAACTAGATTTTTTCGTAATAGGTCAAAATGCGACTTCTTATAAGTTACCTCTCATAGTAGAATATATAAAAGAATATGAAAATAAAATATGCGTCGAGAGTAAGAACATCAAAGGTAAATATATAGTATTCGACAAGGATACATTTTTAGACGCAGTTTTACAATACCAAACAGGAGCAAACAACAATGACAACAACAACACAAAAGAAAAAACCTAAAATACTAATAGCAACATGGTTTTGTTGCTTGAGAAACATCAAATCAAGCATAGCAGCAAAAAACCTTGGTTACGAATTAGAGCTTGTAACTAAACAAGGCGGTTGGCAACTTGCAAATGAATTGCAAATAGGCCACATCTTTAACCATGTGAAAATATGGGACACACCAAGCCAATTAGAGAAAGCCATGAGAGACAGTGACGCTGATATAATTTGGTGTCATAATGAGCCAGATTTAATGGCCATGTTAGCAAATGAGCCGTCAGTGAAAAGAGATCGTCAAGTATGGCATGATTGCCATGACCTTCCAACACTACACCCAGGTTTTGAAGATAATCAAGATATGAAGGATCAAGAACGAGCCGCCATTGAGAATAGTGACGTTGTTTTTGTACCCACTACTGACTATGTTGATATAGTGAAAAAGAAATATCCCGGTAATGAAGGCAAAACAAAGGTTTTATTTAGTTGTGCTCCGGATATGTATTTTCCATTAAAGGAACTCCCCCGCGTGAATGGTATTTTATATTGTGGTCAGGTCAACACCCCAGAGATGAATAGTAAATTACATTATAGGAATTGCGTTCCGTTATTCCAAAAGTTTACGGATTTAGGAATAGCAAGCCATATATTTAACACGACTCCGGGTGCTAACTTAATGAGTTACACAATGGCCGGTGCCTGTACTTATGGAACTATGAGAATGTATGCAGCCATTGACCAATACACCCGCTACGACTATGGATTTGTAGGTTCTAATGTAGACACCCCAGAAATACAAATGTGTATGCCAAACAAACTATTTGATTGCATAGCCGCCGGAATTCCTGTTATCGTTTTAAACGCTAAGACAGCCGGTGAATGGGTAGAAGAAAATGGTTTCGGCGTATCAATACAAGGAACTGAAAATCTTGATAAAGTCCCGTGGCGTGATGGTGAGTTTTGGGCTAAGTGTAAAGCTAATGTATTGAAAGAGCGTTATAAATACACAATGGAAAACGAACTTGAGCGGGTACTATCCGAAGTGGGGGTGAACTAATGGAAACTAAATTAGTTAAAAACATAAGCGGTAATAAAATAGAAAAAGGAACTTTAGTCAGTCCAGATGATGTGGCTACCATTAGCAAAATAGATCAATTAGAATCTAAGATAGTTGAAAGATATAAAGAAGCTAAAAGAGAAGAGCTATCAAATGGCAAAATAGACCCTATCAAATGTCCAGGTACTTGTGCATACTGCAAAGAAGATGAAAAAGGTAATTGTGAAGGACATAGCAAGAAAGGTGAAGGGACTATAATAAAATGGTCAGATGACCCAAAATTAACCAAAGAATTCGATTCTACTATTTATTCTATCCGCTACAAATACGGGTATAACTGGTCATGCTATCAAAACCTAGCCACTAAATTAATCCAGATAATGGCCGAGAATAAAGAACATCATAAAAAGTTTATTGACATAGGATCCGGCGTAGGTTGGTTTAGTGATATGACATATTTTAATATATCTCGTAACATTAAAGGAATTGACTTCTCCAAACATGCAATTTTATTTCATGCACGTAGAATGTATCCCGCTATTGATTTTGAGATAGCCGATATGTATACTTATGATTATAAAGACTATGAGGTTGCAATATTAACTGAGGTTCTGGAACATAGTGAACGTGATTTAGAGTTACTTGGTAAACTACCTAAAGGATGCATTGTATATGCGACCGTACCATTTGAAAAAGAAAGGATGGATATAACCCACGTCCGGGAATATGATATTAATTCCACTATGGAACGTTACCGTAAAGTAATGGAGTTTACAACATGCGAAAAGTTTGAGCAATACATAATTATTCGCGGAGTAATAAAATGAATAATGAATTGATCGCTGTAATACTATTTTTAATTTGTTTAATTTTACCCGTATATATCAGTACAAAAGAACCATATCTTAAAAAGTTATTCTATGAGATATTTTTTAATGAAAATGCGGAGTAATAAAATGAGAATAGAACTTAATTATGGGCTATCGATAATATAAGAAAAGGAGATAAAATTGGCTACTGATTATGCAACCACTACACACGTATACGCGTTAAACGCACACAGGACATATAATACAACGTCTACACCGAAAGCAGCACAAGTATTAAGCGTTTTTATCCCATCAGTAACCGGGGAAATGAACTCACGGTTTCAATCTGCTGGGATAAGTACACCTATTACTACTTCACCTACGCACGGTGCTTATTTGTTTGTTAATCGTTTAGCGAGTATGAAAGTTGCTTGCATAGCCGAAAATGCTACTTTCATGGGGGGTAACGATAGCGAATCCCCTCATGCTGGTATGTATTGCACAGAGTATGAAAAGAAAATGAAAGCTATTGAGAAAAACCCCGATATACTAAACGCTATTATAAACGGTACTAACGGCGCTAATATGGATAGTTACGAATACGCAAATACTGCGGAGCAAAGAGACGAAGAACCTTTTAACAGGGGCGAAGATGACTGGTAAAACACTCACTATCATAGGAGCGCGGCCACAGTTTATAAAGGCCGCTCCGGTTTTAAAGTTACTTAAAAATGATGTCCTAGTCAATACAGGGCAACACTACGACCGTGAAATGTCTAGTATATTTTTTAAGGATCTTGATATAAAAGAGGCTAATTACAATCTGGGTGTTGGCTCTGGGGAACATATATGGCAAGTGACTGAAATCATGCGTAAATTAGCGCCTATAGTGGACATAGAGAAACCCAATACAATCATTGTATATGGTGATACAAATAGCACCCTTGCGGGGGCTTATATAGCGAAACAAAAGAATATTAGACTAATACATATTGAAGCAGGGTTAAGGTCTTACAATATGGAAATGCCAGAAGAAATAAACCGTACTATTACCGATAAGATAGCAGATGTTTTAGTATGTCCTACAACCAATTCTTATGGTAATTTAATAAAAGAAAGTTTACATCAAAAGGCGTACGTATTAGGTGACACTATGAAGGATCTAATAGTTGAAAAGAACTTTAAAAAAGATCCTAAACGAGGTGAGTATTATTTGTGTACTTTACACCGCCCTGCTAATGTTGACAACCTGGACAAAATGAAAGTGATATTTGATGCTTTCAGAGAATTAAAACATGATGTTATTTTTCCTATACACCCGCGCACCGAAAAGAATATAAAAGATTTAATCATACCAGATAATGTTATATTAACTAATCCAGTTGGATATATGAAAATGATGGAATTGGCTGTAAGTGCTGTGAAAATAATCACAGACAGTGGGGGGCTACAAAAAGAGGCTCATATATTAGGTGTACCATGTGTAACTTTACGCAATGAAACCGAATGGATAGAGAGTGTTATGTATGGTGCTAATAAATTAGCAGACATTAAAAAAGACGATATTATTAAGAAAGTAGAAAGTGAGTTTACCATAAGAGATATGGACATGTACGGTGACGGTCATACAGCCCAAAAAATAGCGGATTTGATAAATGACTAATATAGTATATCAAGTTAAAGGGATTGACAGGGTAAAGAAAGCCTTGAATAGAATCCGTGCTAAAGTCAAAAATCTAAAGGGAGCGTGGCCACAGATAAGGGATGAGTTTTATCGTATAGAACAAAAAAGATTTGATTCACAAAATAAGGGTAGATGGAAACCATTAAGTCCAAGATATGCATCATGGAAAGAAGCCAACCATCCTGGGAAGCCAATCATGGTACTAACCGGAGATTTAAAACGAACGCTAACTAGTTTAACAAGTGGTAGTATATATAATCCTACACCCAATTCTTTAACACTAGGAACATCTAAAAAATATGCTCTAACACATCAACACGGCCGGGGTAAAATACCAGCACGGCCATTGATAGCGTTAATTAGTTCTGATTTAAATAGATTCAAAACAATAATGAAAAGTTATTTAAATACTGTTATAGGAAAAAATAGATAATGGCTACAGCACTAAAACACATAGAAGAAACTCTAAACTTAGTTAAATCATATATAAGCACTAACTTGCAAACATATTTAACAGCCATTAACGTTGAGAAAGCTGACGGCCGGACATTGACAGCACCACAGGCTACCGATTATATTATAAGTGAAATAGATGCAATACCAAACTTTCCATTTATTAACCTGGTGCCAGACGTATCAGATAATATAATAAATGGGGGAACATGGGACGAAACTGATCATAGAATTATTATTAAAGCCCATAACGTAACCAAAGAAGGATCAACGCACGATTGCGCGGTACGCTCTTATAGATTTGCAAGGGCAATAAGTGAGATAGTAATTGATAACAGGACATTGGGTGATCAAGTCATCGGGATTAAAATAACAAATATAAACTACACACCAATGATGTCAGATGGCAACACATTTAAACAAGAGATATGGGTAAATGCAGTTGTGAAACATCATGGTACATTTAGCTAAAAGGGGAAGACAATGAGCGTAAAATATACAGGGGTAGAACCCATTATCATGCAGAACGGGAAAGTAATTAAAAACAATGAGATCGTACCAAGCATGAGCGACACCGAAGGCAAGAGCCGAAAAGGTTTTGAAGTTGTAACCGAAAAGAAAACAGAAATAAAAGAATCTAAACAAAGGAATCAACATGAGTAATTTTATAGGAGCGCAGTATATTGGTAATGATCCGATACACTTGCCAAACGGGAATCTTATTTTAAACGGTGAAGTTACCGACTTTTTGAGCGAAGAGGCCGCAATGAATGATAACCAATTCGAGCCTGTTTACAAAAAAGAAAAAAAAACCTTATCTGGTAATAATATTAAGAAAAAAGAAAATACAAAAAAATCTAAAAAGGAATGGTATTAAATTATGGCTTATTTTCCATCAAATCAGGGCTACATAGGAATAGGTAGTCAGGGAACACAAAAAACTACAGCGGCAACACCGCAACGTTTCATCAAGTATTTATCAGATGAATCCGGCGTTACATTTGAGGCTGAAACACTCAGAGAAGGTTGCGACGGGCAATGGGATAAGACAAGCGTTAAAACGAAATATACAAATAATATTTCTTTTTCTTGCTATGCTCGCCCGATTGAATCTGCTAATTTATTAGGCGCTTTACTGGGGGACGATACTCCGTCTCATTTAAGTACGACACCCTTTTATCACACTATTGTACCCAAAGCGTTTCTTGTTACTACACAAGTACAGCCGTGGTTAACAGTTGAAAGAATGCTAGTTAGTTCAACTAATTCGAGAGTTGAAAGTATCAAAGGTGTTAAGTTATCGGCGGTTACATTAGAAGCTGAGGCCGGACAACCTGTACAATTTAGCGTAGAGGGCACCGGGCTAACATCACAGCTTAAAACAACCGAAAATACACCAACATATGAAAGCGGGAATCCATTTTCATTTTATAACGGTGTATATATGGTGAACGCTACATCAACAACAAACTTTGACATCAAATCATTTAATATATCACTAAGAGCGATTAACGACGAAGAAAACCAAACGACTGCTATTACCAGACAAGATATTATTAATCATAGATTCGAGGCCGAAGTTACAATAGGTATTAACTATACTGATTATCAACTCTATGCAAAAGCTAATTACAACGCATCGACTACACCATCTCCGGACTTTTCCGACGGTTCATTAACCGTTAATTTGTCAACAGGATCAGGAACCAGTCAAAGACGTTTACAATTAACTATACCTAAAGTTAGATTACAGCCGATTAACATCCCATTAAATGCGGAAGTTGCAACGCTTGAAATGACAATGGCCGGCATGGGTTTTAAATTAGCAAGTACCGACCTTGTGACCGTGTTATGTTACAACACCGTTGCAACTACAATGCCTCTATAGGGTGATGAAAAAGTAAAATGATACCGTCAAACCAGGGATATATTATGATAGGAAAGCAAAGCGGGAAAGGAACCACCGCCACGCCTAATATTACAATAGCATTCCTGGACGACGGATTTAATACAGGTCAACAAATAAACAGTTTGAAAAGTGGAGGTGATAACGAATATCATCTTGATACTGTCAAAATGGAACACCGGGAAAACTTTAGCTTCACAGTAAATGCCCGTCCGGATATAGTCACATATTTAAGCGGGTATATATTAGGAACTGCGGCCATATCAGGCGCAGGTGATCCCTATACGCATACTATCACACGTGGTGAAAGGCCATGGTTAACAGTAGAAAGGAAACTAAACTCAACCGTAACGCAACGATTAACAGATGCTAAGATTGAAAACTATACATTATCAGGAGAATCTGGCCAACCTGTAAAACTTACTATTGACGGTAACGCACTAACCGCACAAATAAGAACTACCGCATTAACTCCGGCATGTGATACTGAAAGCCCGTTAATGTTTTATGATGGTTCCGGACGGTTTAAAATAGATACCACAATAGACGAAAACATAAAATCTTTTGAAATAAAAGTAAATGTAAACTCCGGCGGTGGATTACGTGATGATCAATTCTTAATAGTTGATTTACCTGATTTTAATTATAGCGTAGAATGTAGCGCTGAACTGAATACAACTAATTTCGACCGATGGCAGAAAATAACATATAATGCAAGCACTACACCACAAGAGACCGTATCGACAGGTGCTCTTGAAATAGATTTACAAAATGTAGCAACAACAACCAGGCAAATTAAGTTAACTATACCGGAAATATATTACAAAAGTATCGGTAATGTAACATTAAGCCCCGAAGGTACGACAATGACCGAATCAATAGCGGGTGTAGGATTAAAACAAAGTACAACAGAGTTAATGACAATAGTATGTCGGAACTCAATATCAACAACAATAATATAGGAAAATAATATGAATCTAACAACAAGAAAAGAAATGATACAATTTGGAGAAACCAAAGTATTAGGAATATTTAAAAAGAAAATTGAGTTTATGGTAGAGGCCGATATTCCGGATAGTGTTTTAAAAGACTATACGGAAATATCAAATCTTAGTAAAGATGTAGAGTCCACAGAAAACCAAAAGAAAGCATTTGATATAATGAAAAAAGTAATTATCGGGATATTAACTAAATGCAATAAACAAAAGGAAGTCGAAAAGTTTGTTAATAATTTAGGTTTAAAAGCTACCAATAAAATATTTATATTTCTAAATGAATATATAAACGACGAACCCGAAGAAAAAAAAAACGACTAAATGAATATTTACAGATTGTCAAACATTATAAGGGGGGTATAACATTGGAATATCTAAGTAACGCCCCCCAATATGTTATAACATCCTGTATAGACGATATTAATAATGACGTAAGAAACGAAAACAAGAAAATCAGACAACAACAAGCCCAACGGGTTATACAAGAAATGAAAGGAAAATAAAATGGCTGATTTGACGATTGTAATAAAAGGCGATAGCGCAAGTGTACAAAAGGCGCTTAAAAATACAAACGCGTCATTAAAAAAGACAGAAAAGCAAACAAAAAAAACAGCAAAGGCCGCGAACCCCGGAATGAAGGTTGCATTTGCAGCCGTGGCCGCTGTGTTAACTGGTGTAGTCGCACAAGGATTCAAAAAAGTTATTGGTTTGGCGTCAGATCTTGAAGAGGCAAACGCAAAGTTTGGAACCGTATTCCGTGGCAATAGTAGAGAAGCAAATAGAATGCGACAAGAGCTAGTCGATTCTTACGGATTATCTGCGGCGGCCGCAACTGAATTTTTGGGAACTGTACAGGATTTTCTAGTTCCTATGGGATTCGCCAGGAAAGAAGCGACTAGTATGAGTGGAGACCTAGTAATACTAGCTCGCGATTTAGCGTCATTTAATCAGGGTATGGGAATTACAACAGATCAAGCGCTCAAAGATTTAACCGGTGCTATTAGTGGAATTAAAATTCCTATGAAAAAGTATGGTGTTGATATTAATGATGCAGCATTAGCCAACTTTGCATTGGCGCAAGGGATAACGACAGCCACAAAAGATATGACCACGCAAGAAAAAGCATCATTAATATTACAAAAAACAATTGCCGATACTTCTGACGCACAAGGCGATTATATACGTACACAAGATTCATTAGCTAACAGCATGAAGACTATAACAGCTGCGGGTCAAGATATGGCCACAGTAATTGGTCAAGATATAAACGCAGTAATACAACCATCTATTGTTAACTTTAAAAAGTGGATAAAATCTACTGAAGGACTAACGGCCGCTAATAAAGCTATTAAGGGTATGTGGTTTTATATGACAGTTGTTAAGGAGGCCATAGGTTCTATAATAAGACCATTTATATTTTTCGGTAAAATAGCATGGACAGCAATTTGGCCATTATTGGGGTTATGGCTAAAGTTAGCAAAAAAACTAGTTTCATTTGCCAAGAGTTTGGGCGCCGTTAAAGACATAGTGATAGGATTCGCAAAAAGTATAAAAGAAACCCTAACAAGCAACATTATAAAAGTATTTAATAAGGTTGTTGACGGTGCCAAAGCCGGAGTACAAAAGATAGCTAAATTGATTAGTTTAATTCCTGGATTAGGTGATAAATTCAGTAAGATTGCCGAGGTCGCAGGGAATGTGATTAATAATACAGTAAATCCTGCGCTTAGTTCAATAGGTACAACAATAAAAGATGTAGTAAATCCCGCGCTTAATACCGTTAGTGAAACCGCAAAAATTGGATTTGGTTTAATATCCTCATACTGGGAAGAAAATAAAGGTATTTTAACAGGAGGATTTGCAGACGTTCAAGAGGCGTGGAAAGCCATGATGGACGCAAACGGAGCCGCCACAATAGATGGCATGGACAAAATAGTATTAGATAATGAAGACGCCGCAGCAAGGATCAAGGCCACATGGGAAAAACAACAAAAAGAATTAAAAGCAAAAAATTTAAAGATGTGGTCTGATCGAGCCGAGGCCGCCCAAAAATATGTTGATATTACAAAGTCAATAGCTTCTGGGTTAATAGATATTGAAAAAAATAAATTAGCAACGATGGGAGATGAAGACGAAAAAGCCAAAAGAAAACAAGCAAAAAGAATAAAGAGTTTAATGAAGTTCGAAAAGGCTGCAAATATTGCGAGTGCTATTATTGATACGGCTGCGGCGGTGGCAAAGACATTGCCAAATATACCTCTTTCTATTGCAGTTGGTGTGGCCGGAGCCATACAGGTTGCAAAAATAGCATCAACACCTATCCCATCAATAGCAGATATTTCAGCCCCACACGGTGCCGACTTTACAACTGACGGACAACAGACTTTGACCGTTGGTGATAACCCCTCAGGCCGTGAACGTGTGACAGTAACTCCAGAAGAAGACGACATACAAGGTGGGGGAAATATTTATTATATTGATAATATAACCGTAGTGGCCAATAACCCCGAAGAGTTCGGCGAACAAATGAAAGAGTTTGGAATAGTAACAGCCCGGAGAGCATAATATGACGACTAATGAAAAGATTTTACTTAATTATAACCACGAAACTAATTACACAATCACACCGACTAACCAAGTAGGGACGGACGCTGATTTTTTAAGCCTTTATCCTAGTGATACACCACTAAGAACAGTGCCAACGCCGACAGGTGATATTGCATATGTGAGAAAGTTCGGGGTTGCTTTTAGTGAAACTGACATTACGGCAATCGCGGCTCCCAGTGCTAATTTAACCGTTAAGGTATATGCATTAGACGGGACTTTAATAGGATCAAGGGCAAACGGTGGCGCATTTGTGTCAGAGAGTACAGCGTCAACAGCGCAAGGTATATATGTTACATTTACAGCAAGTGGAGCGGCCACTATTGATACTTCATTAAGTGCAACTTTCCCGACCGCCGGAGTAGTTAGTTTGAAATTCAGTGCTGAAACTTTGGTTAACTTGGACGTTTTTACTTTCTATGTTTCTTCAAATGGGAGCAGTTATTATGACAGCTCTATGAAATACGGAGGAGCACGCCATACACCGGCCTTAAATGATGCATCGTTATCATACTTTGACATAGCGACAGCCTACGGAACATTAGCCGCCTCCAATAACGACGGAGTTGAAATACTTGATAGTGAAACATACGATGAAGACTTAACAACGGACAACCAAGCATTAGACAGCGCTGATACAATTATTTATGCAGCCGCAAGCCAAAGTCCGACAATTACGCGGGGTATTGGTGCGAGGGTAACGAGAGAGCAGACCGCAGTATTTACAAACATCAATGCTATTTTTTGGAATGAGAATGGAAGTGATGCAAACGATGGGACATGGCAAGATCCAAAGTTAACAATAACCGCCGCCGATAGTGCGTTAGCCGCTCAAACATATGTTGTATATGGAGGTTCGGGTGGTACAGTTACAGGAGGCACCACAGAAACATACACCAGCACAGCCGGCCATGTTGACGTTGAATACGGGTACACGCCAACATTAACAGGCATATTTAATTTATCAGGAAATAATGTAGTAGGATTAACCGTTGAAGGTATAATCCAAAAAACCGGCGCACATGCGGGGACTATAAGTGAATGTACTATAAAAAATTCAACTACATACGGCATATATATAGTTGCAAGTCAATTAAATTTTACGGGTACAATATCAAAAAATCTTATATATAATAATGGTAGTTCGGGGATTCGTATTCGTACGAATAGAACGGGAATAGTTGGGGGTACAATATCAAATAATATCGTACATAGTAACGGGGCGAACGGAATTTATTTATTAGAATTATTATATTCATTGGGCGCGTCAACTATATCAACGACCATAAATAATAATATTTGTTATGATAACACCGACGCGGGAATAAATATCGCGGGGTTATTAAGTGGGGGAACAACAACAGTTACAGCAACACTAAGTAATAATACATTGTTTAATAATAATTATGGAATACAAGGAACAGGAACAAATAATTATGCGGCAGCGTCGTGTATAAATAATATCACAAATAGCAATACAACTTATGATTTATCAGCAACGAGTTTGCCGGTATCTTATACAGCATATGAAACCCAAGAATTAGTAACACTTGGAGCCGGCAATATAACAACCGATCCAAAGTTTTGTAAAAATACATTATCATATAAACTTGGTATATCATCAGACAGCCCATGTTATAGAACAGGTTCAACAAATGACGACATAGGCGTACTTTTGAGAATTGTAGAAATAGACGCAGCCGACATTATTATAAATGGTGTTAAAATAGATGGTCAAAACCAAATTAATAATAATATATTTATTAGAGATACGGCCAACCACACAGGCGCGATTATTAAATGGTCTAATATATTTGACGCGCAAGGAATTGCAATAGATTTATACGACGATGGAACAGACACCGACGCATTTATTAATAATAATATAATCGAAAATAATGGGAACGGACTTAAATTAAGCTATGGAGGGAACGAATCCAATCAAAATATAATACATGGCAATACTATTTACGGTATATATTCAAATTATACCGTAAATTCATTTAACCATAATGCTTTTTATAATAATCAATATGGTATTTATTTGGCTGGGAATTCAAGTTCAATTATTATTAAGGATTCTATATTTAATTTAAATAGTATTTATGGTATTTACTCAAATACTTCAATTACTATAACATATTGTTGTATAACAGACGCCACCACCGCAAATGTTGACACGACAGCGACAACAAATGTTACTAACAACCCGCTATTTATTAGCACAACATCGGAAAGTGAAAACTTTAATATTAAATCAATTAAAGGTGGGTATAGTTACGATTCAGCATGTATTGACGCAGCAAGCGACGGCGACGACATAGGAGCGTATTTAATAACGCGTACTATCAGTTCTGATTATTGGCAGAAATATCAATTCACCTATAACCCCCGAAACGTAGAATATAATATTGCATCTAAAAGTAATAAAACATTTACCAATGCTCATGGCACTACCTGGAATTGGTCAAAGGCCAGACGGCGAGGCTTTGCACTTAATTGGAAAACTGGACAGTATAGCAACGAAACCGATAGATTAAAAGCGGAATATTTTAATAGCATATACCAAAGAGATGATAGCCAGGTTAATGATGACAAAGTAATTGTAAGGTTTAACCCATTACCTAGCCAACAGATAGACAGCGGAACGGCTGCCACAGTTAGCGCGACGGGTAAAACAATCACCGACACGGCAAAGAGTTTAGTTGAAGACGAATTTCGTGGGTACCATGTAGGAGTAAAATACGACAACGATGCAAGTGCCGGTAGTGAGTTATTTTATGCAGGGATGGAAACCGATTTATCAGAATGGACAAGTCAAGAAACGGACGGAACCGGAGTTTTAACAAGAGCTACCCCAGGATTAGATTCAACTACTGGGTGCTTAAATAGTAATTTATCGGCCGCAGCTGATAGGGCATATGGTAGTAAGTCAGGTTTGACAATATCAGAAAATTATTTTATGTATAGTTATTATTTAAATATTAATAGCTTAACAATGACTAGTGGTGATACTTTTTTTGTACAATCTGTAACATCAAGTTATTTTGTAAATATACTAACAAGGACAGGAGCGTCTTATTATATATCAGCCAGACTTAAAGACGATGCATCAGGAAACAATACGACGTCTCTTATTCAAGTAATAGCAAAAAGACCGGCTAGCGCAGTATCAACAGATGGCGAATTATATTTATATGTTAATGGAGTTCTAGGTGCTTCATTAACAGGAAAAGATAATTATGATGTGTTTCAATCAGCATCAAGTATATTTTTAGGAGCATTCACAGGCATTGACGCGGGAACCACTGGCGATTTGAAAACAGATGAATTATACTTTATTGAGGGCGATTCTATGCTAATAGATGCCACTCACAAAACAGCTATGGTTGCAAGTGTAGCCTGGACGGTTGATGAATGGATAGGATACGCGTTGCCACTAAACGGATATTATTATTATATAACCGATAACGACGCCAACCAACTAACACTATCCGACCCAGACGGAACACTAGTAAGCGGAACACAAACAACGTGGAGTATTGAAAAATACTTTAAAATAACCAAAAATACCGGAACAGTTTTAACAGTTGACGACGATGACAGTGAACTGGTAGCCGGTTCTTATGATTGGGTTATACGGTTTATTGAATGTCATATATTAAGCCCTAATATGAAGTACTCACAGCCAAGATACTATTTTCAGAAAGAAGAATGGAAAACAGGCTATAATATTATGCTTGAGGAGATTTAATGGCGGATCCAAGAGTTGTAATATTAAACGACGTCGACATCTATGCAAGGGGCGACGTTGAAAAGATTGTAAATGTCATTGAAGAAAAAACATTTGCCCGTGACAAATTGGTTAATAGTCAGTTCTCTATAACGGTTAAAAATTATGATAACTTTTATTCAGTCGATAACAATACATCATATTTTAAAAATACTAATTGGCGATATGGTGATTTAAAAATATATAATCCCGATGGCGACTTGATATGGGATGGAATGATAAGGCGTATTGAAAGGCTACATAAAAGCGGACTTGCTAGAATAGTGACTATCTCAAAATTACATAAAAAGTTTAATGAAAAGATAACCTATACAAGTTCATCCGCCGAAACCCCTGCCAGTGCTGCCAAAAACATCATGGATAATTACGATGTTTCATATGATGCGGCCACAATCCAAAACTCTATCAATACATTAGACGCGGCTGGGTGCTATATTAAAGCAAACTTTACAGCCGACGACGGAATAACAATTATGGCCGCTATTGAAAAGCTAAGTGAATATGCATGTGCAGACGCTTTTTCTAGTGTCGGTAAAGTATATTTTAAGCATTGGACACAATTTGCTGGGGGCGTTAAAGTAAACCTAATAGATAAGGATCTGAAAACATCACCTAATGTAAGTGATACCGAAACGGAATTAATTAATCAATTTTCAATTTCCTACGATGGCGACGAAGGCGTACCAATTACAGACACTAATAATATCGGAGCTATTAGTAGGCAAGACAGTTATTTCGGTGCGCATAATTTACCAGGTATGAGTGACGCTGGTGAGGACGCACAAATATATTTCACTACTAAAGCAGGGGCTCAATACATCGGTGAAAGCTATATTAAGCGAACACATATAAATGTCAATACACAACCCCGTCCACCGTGGAAAATAGATTTTAGCTTGAAAGGTACAAGCGCCGATTGGCTAGACCTTCAAACATATATAACTTTGACATTAAGCGCTGAATCATGGAGTCAAAAAGTATTTGAGATATTTAAAACTGAAATTAATTATAATGACAATTCAATAAAATTACTGGCAATCGAGGCTCAGACATGATCGAAGGAAAGGATTTACTTGACATTAAACACGAATTAAATATAATTCAATCTTGGCAAAAGTCGCTAAATATAACAGCGGATCATACTGTAAGTAATAACGAGAGATTCAATGTATTTATAGGAGTAACATCAACAACAACCATGACCGTGACACTACCCACAGTAGCTAATAACAAGAACAGGGAAATAACAATTTTTCAGAACATAGCAGCTGGGAAAATGTTAATAGACGGCAACGGAGCCGAAACAATAAACGGAGTAACAACTACAGCAATCACAACACAATATAATTATACTACTTTAAAATGCACCGGCACTGAGTGGCTAATAATTACATAAAATACAAACGACTAAGGAACGTATATGCAACCAGAAAGAAGAGAAAAATGTCCACTATATCAAAAAGCAGTCGATAGACTAGTTAATCAAGTTGAAGGAAACGGGAAGCCTGGTATTTTATCGGATATAACAGATATCAAAACAGTTATAGCAGGTATTAGGCCACAGTTAATATATCTAACAACTGTTAGTAGTATCATGCTAGTCGCCTTTATAACCGCCGTAATTAAATTATTTATAGGGAAATGACAATGGACAAAGTTTCAAGGCATTTCAATCGTAGTGAGTTCGCCTGCTCTTGTGGGTGCGGGCTTGACCCTGTAGATGTTAAATTGCTCGAAATGGCAGAAAAGGTAAGGGAGCATTTTGGTAGACCTATTAAAGTACATTGTGCATGTAGATGCCTTAAACATAATAGAGAGATAGGCTCTAAAGATTCATCACAGCACCCCAAATGCAAGGCTATTGACTTCCATGTCAAAGGTGTAGAGCATCAAGAGGTCTATGACTACATACATAAATATATCGAAGTATGTGGACTTGGTATTTATAACTGGGGGATACATCTTGATTGCAGAGGCTCTATTGCTAGATGGGATAGGAGGGATACAAATGAGTGAATGCAAGGGATGTAAAGAAAAAGACAAACGTATCAAGGCATTATTAAAAGGAGTTAAGAACCATCAAAAGTTTATAGTAGCCCTTATAATAGCCTTAGTAGTAACCGCCTTTTTAGGTTCAGATGGAATTGTAATGCTGATGGACTTTGTAAAGAAATGATAGAACTAAGAATAATAAACCTTATATTTATGACATTAGTCGTTATAGTAATATATTTTATAATGAGAGATAATCACAGGAGATAATTATGAGTATAACAACAGATCAAAACGGGAATAAATCAAGCAAGCGTATAACCGGAATTAGTCTTTTAAGCGGTGGTGGTTGCATGGCCTTAACACTATTTATCTTTTCATTATTTAAGAAGGTTGGCGATAGTGAAACAGCAATAAAGGTAGTTCAAATGATATTAATAGCGGGTAGTGGTTTACTTGGTATCGGTGTTTTTGAATTCTTTAGTAAGAAAAAAAGTGATTAAATTACAATTTAATGTTATAATTACATTAGCCTTAGTAATTGGTGGGGGATTAATTACCCCCCATCGTTCAATTATTACAGGGCAAATTATTACTAAGGAAAATCAAATGAAGGCAATTAATTTAACAAATACAAAAAAGAAAGCCATAGTGGATGATAGTATTTACGATTCTATAAATATTTATAAATGGAGAATGACCAAGAATGGTTATGCCGTCAGGGGATTGGCTAACAAAGGAAACTACAAAACAATATTAATGCATAGGTATATTACAGATACTCCAAAAGGATATGATACAGACCACATAAACCAAAATAAACTAGATAATAGAAAATCTAATTTAAGAATATGCACAAGAAGTGAAAACAATTGTAATTCAAAGTTAAGAAAAGGCAATACGACAGGATACCGAGGAATTAGTATAGGTAAGGATGGAAAATATGAAATGCAAATAAGCTATAAAGGAAAACGTATAGTATATAAGAGATATAAAAATATTAAAGATGCAGTAAAATCGTATAATTGCTGTGCAAGGATATTGCATGGCGAATACGCATATTTAAACGAGGTGTAAAATGATTAAAAAATATAGAAAAAAACCAGTAGTTATTGAGGCTATGATTTTCAACGGGAATAATTATGATGATGTATTAGATTTTGTAGGTGAAATAATGAGTAAAGGTTTTAATTTTTTAGATATAAGAACTTTAGAGGGAAGTATTACTGCTATAGGAGGAGACTATATTATCAAGGGTATTGCAGGGGAGTTTTATCCATGCAAGCCAGATATATTTAAAAAAACTTATGAAGTTGTAAAGGAATAAATAACATGCGATATATGGTTGCAGGCATGATCTTGCTAATACTTGCTATAATAATGTTACTGATTATTAAGAGCATGAAGAAAAAGAAGCTAAGAAAAACCAAAGTTGTGGGAGGTGTACCAGATGTTGAAATTGATATTAATGATAGCAATGAGCATGATCTTTTCGGTTAATGCCGAGCCGAGAAGTAAACTATTTTTATTAAAACCACAGTTTGATTTTAAAAAAATAAACGGTGAAAGGTTTTATACATTCGATGAATACAACGCTAAAATATTAAAAGCAAAACACAGTATGATAACTAACCTTTTCCTACCTTCGACTAACTGCATTTAC